CCAGATGATTATGAAGATACAGAAAGTGACACTGTGGAGATGGCTATTGGAGGTCTCTTTACAGGAGAAGCAAAAGGGTATGCTGTGGGAGGCGTTCCGCAGGCCCCAGTAGCACCGCAAGCACCTTCATTGGATACTGGATTTGGCAGCAGCGGTCCTCCGGGATTTGAAAGTAAAAGTTTACAGGATAAACGTCGTGCTGAGGACGGTTTTTCTACTAGTGAAGCCCGTCCGCCTATTATTACTGAAGGAGGGGAAGATAATCAAGATAACGATACAGGTAAAGACGCCCCTTCAACAGTAGGGCTTGATTTCTCCTCGCCGGGTTTGGGACAGAGCACTACGGGAGGGAAAGACTTTGGCCTAGAGGATGCCATATCTAACATGGCTGCGTTTAGTAGTCCATTTGGTATAGCTATGGGTCTGGCTGCCGCTGTAGCAAACCCTAAAAGTAAGACGCCCAGTTTAATGGATTTGGCGAGGGATGCGCTTGGGCTCTCGTCGTCCCAGTTTAGTGGATTTGACAGTGGTATAGCTGGTGGCGGTTTTGGAGAGGGACTTGGCCTTGACTCGGAGACGTCCTTGGGGGGCCAAGCTGACGTGGGATTCGGCGGGGCTTCTTTTGGTGGCATGGAAGCAGGACTCGGGGTCGGTGAATCAGCTACGGACACCGGGGCCGGCATGGGAGCAGAGACGGGCGCGGAGAGTAGCAGCGGCGATTCCTCCAGCGGCGATTCCTCCGGCGGGGGTGGTGCGCAAGGTGGCGGCGAAGACGGCTCAGAAGGTTTAGCTAAAGGCGGCCTCGTATCGAAGCGCACTAAAAAGAAATACGCTGAAGGAGGGTACGTTCCGGGGAACATTGATCTACATAATAGACCAATAGTGAAGAATGCTGACGGTTCTATTAGCACAGTCCGTTCTACCTCTTTTAATATTAAGGGCAAAGAAGTTTTAGTGCCAACGGTGAGCGACGACGGGCGTATTATGTCTGATGAAGATGCATATAATACGTACATCAAGACGGGCAAACACTTGGGTATGTTTGATACCCCAGAGCAGGCCACGGAATACGCTCGCAAACTACATGAAGAGCAAGATAAAGAGTACTCGGGACGGCCCAAAAAGAAATCCGGCTTAGCCGGCAAACGACGGTAAGGACTGCACCGAAAAAGACAGTTCGTGGTTGGCTACTAATCCCCCTAATAAGGCTACGGTTGCCCCAACAAACGGAGAATAAACTACTATGTCGGAAGCTATGGTTATTGAGAATACCCCGAAGCGTGTCGCTTTTATGAACAAGCCTTACGCCAATGAGGATCGTATCAAACGGGACGAAGACGAACTTGCAGAACTTCTTGAAGCGCGTAAGGAGCCTGTTGTTAAGGAGGTTGTGGAAGAAGAGCCTGCCTCTGCCGAAGAGCGTACGTTTAAGAAGCGCTATGGAGACCTTCGCCGTCACACGCAGCAGAAGGAACAGGAACTTCTGAAACGTATCGAAGAGCTAGAAGCAAAAAGTGCCGCTTCTACGTCAGTGACGGTTCCTAAGTCTGACGATGAACTTGAAACGTGGATGAAGGACAATCCAGAATTGGCTAGCATCATTGAGACGTTGGCTTCTAAGAAGGCGGCGGAACAGAGTGCTACTCTCTCGTCTCGTTTTGAGGAGCTAGATCAGCGCGAACGTGATACGCTTGTAGCACGGGCTGAACAGGAATTGCTTAGTTTCCATCCAGACATTGATGAGATTAGAGATAGTGACGAGTTTCACGATTGGGCTGGCGAGCAACCTAAGTGGGTGCAAGACGCTCTGTATGAAAACGATACAGATGCTAAGGCTGCTGCCCGAGCTATTGACTTGTATAAGGCAGACCAAGCCAAGAAAAGCAAACCTAAAACTAAGAAGAGTGCAGATGCTAAAGCTGCAACTCTTGTGGGCAAGGGCAATCGTAATTCTCCTGCTGAGACTGGCGAAGGTGGCTTTAGTGAATCGCAAGTTGAGGCCATGTCCGTGGCTGAATACGAGAAGCACAAGGAAGCTATTCACGATTCCATGCGTAAAAACACTTTTGTTTACGATATTTCCGGTGGCGCACGATAATAAGTGTTGACATTCTTAAAATTGTGAGTATACCCGGAATTACACTCAGCTTAATGTATAGCCCCTTTATGGACACCTCTACATTAAGTTACTAAAACGCAACTACAATACCTTAGGACCTACCTAACCTAAAGGCCCGAGTAAAGGGGAGACGGCCATCTCCTCTCTACTTCGCACCCTGATCCGAGTTAGCCGCCCATTATGTGGTTATTGGAAGTTAGCATCTGTAACGCTACTAAGGATTACTCAAAATGGCGTTTCAATCTGCTGCGGGTAATGGCAATCTGCCTAACGGCAATTTCAGCCCCGTAATTTACAGCAAACAGGTGCAGCTTGCCTTCCGTACCAAGTCGGTCGCGCAGGACATCACCAATTCTGACTACTTCGGCGAAATTGCTAACTTTGGCGACTCTGTTAAGATCATCAAAGAGCCGGAAATCACGGTTAAGGCGTACGCTCGTGGTACGGTCATTCAGCCGCAAGACCTCGACGATGAGGATTTCACTCTTGTGGTTGACAAGGCTAACTACTTTGCGTTTGCCGTTGACGACATTGAAGCGGCGCATTCTCATGTGAACTTTGAGTCGCTTGCGTCGAATCGTGCTGCGTACAGCCTGTCGGATAACTTCGACATGGATGTTCTTGGTTACATGACGGGTTATCAGCAGTCCACGCTTGGCGCTGTTGCTGACACGGCTCGTACCACGGCTTCGGGCACCAAGGCGGTTTCGACTGCCGACAGTGACGAACTGCTGGCTAGCATGAAGCTTGACGCGTCGGACTTCACCAATACGTCGGGTACGGCGGGTTCCGCCAATTCGTCCATTGGTATTGAGCCGCGCGCCGGTGGCGCTACGGCTACGAAGTCGGCTACTGCTGGTAATGCCTTTGCTCTTACGGTTATCGCTCGTATGGATCGTCTCCTCGATCAGCAAAATGTCCCGACTGAGGGCCGTTGGCTGGTTATTGATCCGGTCTTCTGCGAAATCCTTAAGGACGAAGACAGCCGTCTCTTCAACTATGAAGGCGGCGGTGCTCGTGAACTCCGTAATGGTATGGTTCTTCCTGACCTGCACGGTTTCCGCGTCTACAAGAGCAACAACCTTCCGTCTATCGGTACTGGCCCCGCTACTACGGGTGGCACGAATGCGAGTAACTTCGGTGTTATCGCTGCCGGCCACGCTAGCTGCGTTGCTACTGCTGAGCAGATCAACAAGGTTGAATCGTTCCGCAATCCCAACAGCTTCGGCGACCTCGTTCGCGGGATGCATTTGTATGGCCGTAAAATCCTCAAGCCTGAGGGTATTGCTCGTGCCATTTACAACTTGGTGTAAGGAGAACTCATAATGGCATTGGGTGATAATACTACCTCTGTCTCTCATGGCGCTAATGCTAATGGTCGTCAGCCTTACTACATTCAGCACGAACTGGATTTCGCTACTGCTGTTACGGATAAGGGCACGGCTCTGGCTGCTTCGGATGTTATTCCGGTCCTTACCATTCCGGCTAACACGGTGATCCTTAGTGCTGGCTTTGAAGTTACGGGCGCTCATACGGGTACGTCCACCGACTGCGCGTTGGACTTCGGTCTGACTGGCGGGGATGTTGACGCCTTCGTTGACGGCTTTGACTTCGATGCTGCGTCTGTTGGTGACTACTCTCAGCCGGCTGCTGGTACTCCGGTGGTTGTTGGTGGGACGGCTGACACCATCGACGTGCTGATTGCCGCTCAGACGGGCACTACGCTCACTGGCAAACTTCGCTGCTGGGCTGTCTGTATGGACATTGACGACGTTGGTGACGTTACTGCTAATGAAGTTGATCGAGATCGCCTCGCTTAACTTTACCGCGCTAATCGTTAACTACAAGGGTTTGGGGGCTCTCTTCGGAGGGTCCCCTTACTCTGTTTCTGATTATAGGGCCCATTAATATGACTTACAATTTTCTAGAGCTGGTAAATCAAGTTAATAGGCCTTTGAACGAAGTGGAACTCAATTCCACTAATTTTGCTACTGCTATTGGCTTTTACGCCCATGCTAAGGATGCAGTAAATCAGGCCATTCGTGACATTAACCAATCCGTGTTTACGTGGCCTTGGAATCATACTACGCAAGATGACACTCTGGTTGTTGGAACTTCTAGATACAATCTTCAGTCTGACTACAAATATGTGGATCGTTACAGTTTTCGCATTCAGCAAGATGACACTATTGGCAATAACACCCAGCGTCTAACATACATTGAATACCATGAGTACCTGAACAACTTTATAGATCAAGAGTATGAAACGGATACTAGCATCCGGGCTATTCCACAATACGTCACGCTTACTCCGTCTGAGGAATACATTGTCTCCCCAGTCCCTGACGCCGCGTACACGCTAACGTATGAGTACTACAGCAGCCCTGCATCACTTTCCGCGTACAACGATGTGCCTGTTATTCCTGAAAAATTCAGTCATGTAATTTACGCTAAGGCTATGTACTACGCTTATATTTTTCGTAGCAACAAAGAGTCTGCTGATATGATGAAAGCATTATATGAAGATAATCTTGAGGACATGCGAAAGATCATGATTAACAACTATGATCGTGTCCGTGGAACAGAAGTAATTCGTTCAAAATACCGACTTTCTGGAAAAGTGTTTAGCTACTAGCATGGATGGATGGGAAACCTTTTCTGTTGAACTTCGTGGCGGGCTAATTACCAATCTTAGTCCTTTGCAGCAAGGTGTCAATAGACCCGGTAGCGCCAGACGCCTGATTAACTTTGAGCCGTCGATTGAGGGCGGCTACAAAAAAGTAAAGGGCTACGTCAAATACGACGACACCATGATCCCTCCGTATGGGTCCGTACTAGTTCATGGTGGAAGTCAGACGGGCACTAGCCTTCTAGTTGACGGTGTATATACGGAGCCTGAAGCAGGTGACACGTTCACTATTGCTGGCGTGGCTGGAACGTACACGGTAGTGAGTAGCACAATTGACGCCGCCTATCGTTACACGCTAGTTATTACGCCTACACTAGACAGCTCTCCCGCCAATGCAGCGGCTTTGACATTCGTAACCACCACATCTAAGCACCTTGCTAGAGGCATTTTTGCATGGGACAATAGCAATGTGTTTGTAGCCAAAAATACGGCAGTCTACAAAACTGTTGGCTCTGGTATGACTCTTGTCTCTAAACCTGCATATGGCACTACACTAGTCGATGGGGGGTCTCAGACTGGCACAACTTTAGTAGCAGATGGTTTTGACTACTTTCCACAAGCAGGAGATATTTTTACTATCTCTGGTGTGGATTTAACTTATTCCGTGGTGTCCTCTGTTGCAGCGTATAGTGATCCCGCCACTAAAGAAGTAAACGTCACAATTAGCCCTGCTCTTGACTCGTCCCCTGCGGATGATGCGGCCATTACGTTCTACAGTTCTAAATTTTCCGCCTTTACTAAAATGAGGTTTGATCGTTTTAACTACGATGGTACTGAACGAATTGTAATGGTAAATGGTATTGACTATCCTTCCTTTTATGACGGCACAAGTTTTATTCCTTTTGCTAGCGCGACTTCTGATGTTCAAGGTGCTTCTCATGTCTGTAATCACAAAAATGCTTTGTTTTTTGCAAAAGATGATATGCTCTCTTTTACTGCCCCCTACGCTTACGACACGCTTGAGACGGCTACAGGAGCGGGACTGATTCGTGTAGGCGATCCCATCACTGGTCTTATATCCTTTCGTGACGAATTGTTTATCTTCACTGAAGAGAGCATTTATAGGCTATCTGGTTCCTCTCTTGACACTTTTGATATGCAACCTGTGACGCGAGAGATTGGGTGTATTCACACGGATACTATTCAAGAGGTCGGCACAGACGTTTTATTTCTAGCCCAAGATGGCTTGCGACAGTTGAGCGCCACGGACCGTGTAGGTGACTTTAACTTTGCTAATGTGTCTAAGAGTGTGCAGTCTGAATTTTCCACATTTCGTACGCTTTCAACGTCGTACGCGTCTATAATTATTCGAGGAAAGTCCCAGTATCGTATTTTTGGTTGGAGTTCTTCTACTGCTAATAACTCTGCATTGGGTTTTGTAACGACTATGTTGGCAAAAGAAGCCCAAGACGATGACAATTTTGCCTTTGCTCAATTGCAAGGCTTCAATGCTTATGTTGGGCATAGCCACTTTTTTGAAGGTGTGGAAACTTCTGTCTTTGCCAATGACGATGGCTACGTGTACGAAATGGACACGGGTAACACTATGGATGGGTCAGGTCTATTTGCCTCTTTCGCTACACCTCACTGGCCGATAAATAATCCAAGACTTCGCAAAACTGTGTACAAAGCACACATTTATAGTAATCCAGAAGGAGGTTTTACCTTTACTCTAGCATTAAAACTTGACTTCGATGGAAAAGATGTGGTACAACCCCAAGCTACTGAAGTAACAAATACTGGCACCGGAGGAAGTTTCTATGGCAGTAGCCGATACGGCACAGGTATTTATGGCGATTTGCTAGTTAAAGTATTCACGGTGCCTATGGTAGGCGCAGGTTTTACTACTTCGCTTGAATTTGCAACTACTGGAACGGGCGCGCCATTTGCTCTAGACGCAGTGATTCTAGAGTATCGTGAAGATGATCGTAGGTAATAGGAGTTAATTTGTGACCGGCTACACTCGCAATGACACAAGTAATAATATTGCTACGGGTAATATTATTAACGCTAGTGACCTAGATGGCGAATACGATGCCATCGAGGCTGCCTTCGATGAGACCACGGGGCATACCCATGATGGAACTGCTGATGAAGGGGCCCCGATTACTGTTGTTGGGCCTGTACAAGACCTTGTAATCAGCGCCTCTGCTCTAACGCCAAAGACTGATAATACGCTAGATTTGGGCAGTGCGTCTAAAGAATTTAAAGATTTGTACATCGACGGTACCGCCAATATTGACGCCGCGTCTGTAGATGCTCTGACTGTTACAGCCACTGGCACCTTTTCGGGAGCCACGATTGCTGATTTGGGTACTGTTACGACAGCAGACATTAATGGAGGCACTATTGATGGGGCTGCCATTGGCGGCGCTGCCCCTGCTGCTGGGGCTTTTACTACCTTATCTGCTACCACAGCAGATATCAACGGCGGCACTATGGATGGGGTTACCATCGGCGGTGCCAGCACGGCGGCGGGTGGCTTTACCACGGTCACCGCTAGTGGGCGCGTTACGTTTGGCGAGCTAAAAGGTACGGGGGTTACGGTTGTCAGCACTATTCTTGACGAAGACAACATGGCTTCAGATAGCGCGACCGCATTGGCGACCCAGCAGTCGATTAAGGCCTATGTTGATAGTCAGGTTGATACGGTCGACACTCTTGCGGAAATTCTTGCCAACGGTAATACGACCGGCGGGACAGACATTGTGGTGTCGTCTGGCGACGTAATCACCACGAACACCATCAATGAAACGACCGCCGCGTCAGGCGTGACAATTGACTCCCTTCTTGTCAAGGACGGCGGTATTACTGCTGCTGGCACGAGCACCTTTGCAGGTCAAACTATCACCAACCTTGGGGCTGTTACCACCGCCGACATCAACGGCGGCACCATCGACGGCACGGTGATTGGCGGTTCTAGCGCGGCTGCGGGTACGTTTACGACGTTTACTTCGACCGGCATTGATGACAATGCTACAAGCACAGCCTTGACCATCAGCAGCGCCGATAACGTCGGCGTGGGTACTGCGACACCTGACCGCCTCTTTGAAGTGGATGAAGCCTCTGGAGATGCGTGGATTCGTCTCAAAGCTTCAGACACGGGTGGCGGCGCAGATACTGTTTTCGAAAATCTATGCGCTGACAATAGTCGAAATAATTACATTTACTTTGGTGATCTTGACGACACAAACATTGGAATAATCCGATACAGTCATGCTAGTGATTTTATGTCGTTTACGACTAATGCAACTGAACGTATGCGTATCGACAGCAGCGGGAATGTCGGCATTGGTACAAGTTCTCCAAGTCAGCCTCTAACAGTAAGCGGCAACATTGCCCTTGTTGATGGCGGAGATATGTTCAGCGATGCCACGTCCTCGACCTATAGCATTGCGGGTGGCAATACATTTAACAACGGCGGCTCAATCACCTTCGGAGGTTCGACTACGGGGACAAATGCCGGTGGCCTTATTTTTAGCTCAGGAACAGGAGCGACTAACTCTGAACGTATGCGCATCAACAGCAGCGGCAATGTTGGTATTGGCAACACGGCACCAGCCGGTCCACTTGAAGTATTGAATGTGAATGCTAGTGGTAGTAGCGGTGAAAACGGCTTCTTGTTTGGATCAACCGGTCAAATTGCGCACAGCACCGACAATACTCTTGCAATAATTATGACCGATAGTTCATCTGCTGCTGGAACTCATAACTACATTGTTTTTAGGTATCAAGCCTCGTCAATCGGGGACATTGATACAGTTGATAACAGCACTATCAGGTATAATACTTTTACCGGGGCGCACTGGTCGCAGTTTACAGACCACAGCCAGCCAGAAATTCCACTCGGCACAGTAATGTCCACGATCAATGAAATGTGTAATTACACACAGTTCGAATATGTTGATGGTGACGGTCAAACACAGAAAACAGATATTGCTGGTTCGTTCGAAATCGGAAGCACCCACACAATTTACATTGATGAAGACGGCGCACAGGCGGAAGGAACTGCTATTGCTCAAAGTACGCACAAACGTCTAGCAAAAGTAAAAGTAAGTGACACTGCTGGTGATAAATCCGTCTATGGCGTGTTTGCCGGTCACTACAAAGATGGTGACAGCAGCATCGAGTCTCTTGGTCTTGGTGCTATCCGTGTCGGTTCAGGCGTAACTGTTGCGAACGGTGATCTTCTTGAGTCGGCTGGTGACGGGACTGCTAGACCACAGACAGGAGATAGCGCTGATTTGTTTAAGGCAAGTACGATTGCCAAAGTGACTAGCACCACTGCCATTGAAACCTATGATGATGGCTCATACACAGTGCCGTGTACCCTCCATTGCGGCTAAAGGTGTATAAAATGGCCGACTCCGCAGGGGGAACAATTACTGCCTCTGCTACTCTCGATATGACTTATATTAAAAACGGAGATACCCTGTAATGCCTACTACGAAAGACGTTAAGCGTCTCCCCTCTGGAAGGGTAAAGTATCGCGATGAGACGTTCGCAGGTTTCAACAAGCCAAAACGGACTCCGGGTAAAGCCAAGAAAAGCGCTGTACTCGCTAAAAAAGGCGATCAGATTAGACTTGTCAGGTTTGGCGATCCGAATATGTCGATTAAGAAGGATCAGCCCGGAAGGCGTAAAAATTTCAGGGCGCGGCACTCCTGCGACACCGCAAGCGATAAGTTCTCTGCAAGATATTGGTCTTGTAAGGCTTGGTGAGGTCGAGATGCGCGTCGAAGAAGTCCTTAGCAAGCTCGAAAAGCACGAGGCCGAATGTAACCTCCGGTATACCCGCATCGAAGAGCGGCGCAAGAACTTCTCGTGGCCTGTTACCGCAGCGGCCAGATCAATGAGCGGCAGTGGCAGGAACATGTACAAGAAGACCCAAAGCTGCGTGATGCGTGGCACGACGAAATCGACCCGGACAATTCGGGTTGGAACCCTATAGGATAATGAGCAAACAAATGGCTAAAGTCAAAGCAACTCTTAAAGACGCTTCTCTGTTTAAGGTAGCAAAACGATATGGCTACGATGGTGAAGAAAACCGGGAGTCCGTCAAGGCGTGGATGTCTAAGAATGCTGACGCTCTGGCAAAAGTAAGCAAGTCGGCAAAGTCTGCCCTTAGTAGGTCTACGCCTAGTAAGAGCTACAATGATGGGGGCTTAGTTGACAATAACAATGGCGCAGTCAATTACGAAAGCGATTCTACTCCTCCTCCTCCTGCTGAAACGACTTACCCTGCTGCACCGACTACTACTACGCCTACTGTAGAAAGCACTACGACTGCGACGCCTACGACGCCGCCGCCCGTACCCACTACCACTACTACAGCTACTCCTCAGCCAGCACCGACGCCTACGCCGCCCCCTCTTCCTATTGGAGAAGGTGCCGAAAGCCTTGGACAGTTTGAGCCTGTTGCCGCTCCCACGCCGCCTACGTCCTTTAGGCCTGCGGCCCTTGAAGAGTTTAAAATAAACGTACCGTCTACGTTTTCCTACTCCCCCGCCGCCGCAAAGGCCCAATATGATAATTTGTCTAAGGCGCTTACTGCCGGCACTGCGGGAGGGAATACTGCGTATTACACCAAATGGGTGCAAGAGTATGAAGACGCTTTCGGGTCTCCCTTCAAGCCCAGCATTAAAGATGGTCAATACATTGGATTTGACCGCTCAACGTACCCGCCTAAGGAGATTCGACAGAGCCTTGCAGACGCGCAGCAGGAATTTGCTAATCTGGTGTCCGTTGATACTGCTAAGCTGCGCCCAGAGGAACTTGCAAAACTTAAAGATTATCGAAACTCCTTTGGCTTTGTATTAGGTGGGCAGAGTTATACTGCACAAGAAGCCGCTAATAAATATGATATTATTTCACGAAAGCCTATTGAAAACCTCACTCCTGAAGAAAAAGCCTTTAAGGATGCCTATGGCCCTCGTGCAGCAGCGGTTGCAGATGCTGTAAAGAACCAGCGTGTGTTCGACATTGAGCGTATTAACAATGAACAAGGCGCTAATGTCAACTTTGCCGCAAGTCAAGCGACCGACCTTTCAAAAGAGTATAGCCCTGAGCAAAAGAAACGTCTGACGGGGTCGGAAGCGGATGTTCTCGGTGAAGGCAAAATGCAGGCAGCTAAGACGCCTGTAGAAAGCAACCAGCTTATTGGCGGCGGTACAGGGGCCTTGGGTGCCACAGCCCCACAGGCTACGACAGCCCCTACTACGCAGACTGCGGCGCAGGGTGTTGATGCTGTTCAAGCGGGTAAAGTTGGTGTGGCACAAGCGGCTCCCGGTGTGTCGGCTGCTACGGCAGGTATGGACGCTGTTCAGGGGCAGGTCACTAAAGGCGTAGAGGCTGCTCAGGAGACGCAAAGCGCTATTGCTGCATCTGGCATCACCGGAGCGCAAGGCGAGTCTGTGGATGTCACTGGCGCTCCTCTACGCACGCTGTCGGGTAAAGAGCTAGTAAGCGCTGCGTTTAGTGCTAAGCAAGCTGCTGCCTTTACCGAGGACGTTACCGCTGCGCAGGCGCAACCTACAGCCCTTGCAACTGTGCAGGGTCAGCTTACGAAGTTGTATAGCGACTTTAAGGACGGTGCGCCTCCTCCCCCGTGGGCTGCTGGGGCTATGCGCGCTGCTACTGCTGCTATGGCATCTCGCGGCATTGTAGCGTCTACCATTGCCGGTCAATCCCTCGTGCAGGCAGCTATGGAGTCGGCTCTCCCAATTGCTACGGCTGACGCGCAGACGCAAGCTACGTTTGAATTGCAGAATCTTAGTAATCGTCAACAGCGCGCCATGATGGCTGCTGAGCAGCGTGCCGCCTTTATTGGTGCGGAGTTTGACCAAAGATTTCAAGCTAAAGTAGCCAATGCTGCTAAGGTTTCAGATGTGGCCAATATGAATTTTACTGCTTCACAGCAAGTGGCTCTAGAGAACTCTCGTGCTGCCAACACCATGAATTTGGAGAACCTTAGCAACAGGCAAGCTGTGCTTATGGGGGAACTGGCTGAACTATCTGAATTGAACATGGCTAATCTGAATAATCGTCAGCAGGCCCAGAGTGAGAACGCTCGTAACTTTCTCCAGATGGACTTAGCAAATCTCGATGCGGCTGCTACGAATGATATGTTTAAGAAGCAGCAAGTTATTCAAAGCCTATTCACTGACGCGGCTGCTACCAACGCTGCTAAAGCGCTAAATGTTAGCAACCAGATGGAAATGGATAAGTTCTTCTCTGGGCTACAACAGAATGTCAATCTGCAAAATGCTGCACAGGCAGACGCTTTGACTAAAGCTGATGCAGATCGAGCGGCTGCAATTAGCACTTTTAACGCAGAGCAGCAGGCACAACGCGACGAGTACAACTCTAAACGTCTAGTTGAGATTGTTGCAAGTAATGCCACGTGGCGTAGGCAGGCAGCCACTATTGATACAGCCAATCAGCAGGAAGCCAATAAACAGAATAGTACAGCTTTTCTGGGTATTCGTGAAGAAGCTTACGCACAATTATGGGAAGAGTACAAAGATGCTGTAGATATGGTGTACGCTACAAATGAATCGTACCTTGGGCGGGCAGTATCTCTTAGCATGGCTCAGATTGCGGCTAACGCCCAAGACGGCAGCTCCAGTGGAGGTATCTTAGGCTTCGCTGGTAATATTCTTGGGCGTATTGGTGGGTCAATTGCT